GTATAGCTGCCGCTGTTGCCGAACACATAGACCTGTGCGGTGGTCTCGGGATTTTCCTTTGGCAGATTATAATAATACATGGCGTAATAGGATTTGCCGGGCTGCAGGGTGCAGCTGCCGCTGGACTGATCCAGACTAAATTCCGCAAAGGCGTAATGCTCCGCGTCATAGCCGCTGCTGCCGAGGGTCATGCCGGGCGCGTCGTATTCCTGCTCCAGCTTGGTGTTGTTGTTGATTTCCAGCAAAAAGCCGACCTGCTGCGTTTTGGAGCTGAACGTGGATTTTTCTCTGGTGACGGTCACGCTTTTGAGGGTGACGGTGCCCTTGCCAAAGTCAAAGCTGTCGCCGACGCGGCGAATGTTTTTGTCGGTGATGTATTCCGTGTCGGTAGGAAGCGTGCCCGGCGCCGAGCTGAGCGGAATCGTCTCCGTCGGCTGCCGGTTCGGTTCCTCGCGCCCTTGACCGCGCAGCAGCGCGACGGCTTGGATAATCGTGACGAAAACCAGCGCACAGGCGATGACCGCCAGCACGCAGAGGGTTGCGATGCGCAGTCCCTTGCCGCCCGTCTGCCGCTCTGTCTGCCGGTCGGAATGTCGGGGAGCGGACGGCGACTGCGCGCGAAATGTCCGCGGCGCAGGCGTTCGGGACGCAGGCGTCTGCGTCTGCGCGGCAGCCGACGGCACAGTGCTCTCGGCGCGCGGTGCTTCCGCCGGCGCGGGTGTGCCGCAGATGGGGCAGATTGTCTCTTCGTCATATGTAAAACCGCAATGTGTGCATTTCATACTACCACCTCGAAATTCATCATAGCATACAAGCGGAAAAAAGTCAATTGCACACGCGCGAAAAAAAGCTTGAAACTGCCGGATATTTGTGTTAGACGATGGTACCGTCGAAGTCTACTGCGATAGT